GATGACGATTGACGAGGTTCGCCTCAGCTACCTGGCGTGGCTGGCGGTGGAGGATGCAGCCGAAGAGCTATATATCCGGACAGCCCGAGACTATGCTGATGGCCGGCACCCGACCTACCTCACTAACCGCCAGCGGGAGTTCCTGGGGCTGAAGAGCAAGGACCAGAACCATCCCTATGCGCACAACCTCTGCCAGCTCGTGATTGACTCCGTGGTAGAGCGACTGGAGGTCATCGGATTCGAGGAAGAGGGCGTCGCAGAGTCGGAACTAACCGCCATGGCTGTCTCCTGGTGGGAACAGAACCGCATGGACGCCTACCAGGACACCATCTACGAGGCCAGCTGCCGTGACGGCGAGGCCTTTATCATCGTGGATTGGGATGCAGCCCGCCAGTGCCCTACCTGGACTCTCAACCTGGCCAACGACGGCACGCAGGGAGTCAAGCTGCACCGCGACCCCAGCACAGATAACGTGCTGTTCGCCTCGAAGCGCTGGCAAGTCTACAACCCGGCAGACCGAACCAACAACGGGCGTACGCGCATGAATCTGTACCACCCGGACCGCGTCGAGAAATACATCAGCGGCGGCAACTCGACCATCCGGGGCTACCTGGGGGACCAGATCGTCAACACCATGTGGGCCGAGTACAGGGACGCCGAGAAAGAGCCCTGGCCGGTGCCATGGGTGCGGGCAGATGGGCAGCCGCTGGGCTGTGCCGTCATCGGGTTCACCAATCCGGGCGGCTCCGAGCTGGCGCAGCTCATGCCCATCCAGGACATGCTGAACAAGAGCGACCTGGATACCATCGCGGCCAGCGATGCAGCCGGCTTTCGTATGCTCTACGTGGCCGGCATGGAAGCGCAGATAGGCGATGACGGCAAAGAAAAGCCACTGAGCGTCGGTCCTGGCAGAGTCATCCGCATGTCCAGCCCGGACGCCAAGCTGGGCGCTATCGAGCCTGTGGACCTCACCCGCATGATAGCCGGCAGCAAGTACTGGATCGAGTCGGCAGCCGGCATAACCCGCACGCCACAATACCTGTTCCAGGCGCAGGGCGCAGACCAACCCAGCGGCGAGAGTCTGAAACAGCAGGAGATCGGGCTGGTCAACAAGTGCCGGCGGCGGCAGCGGGTCTGGGGCAATAGTTGGGAGGACGTTATCTACCTGAGCCGCAACCTGCATAACCTATATGCGCAGCCCAAGATGGACCCGGAATCACGGCTACAGACGCAGTGGGTAGACATTCAGCCCAATGACCCGATGGCCGAGGCGGCGCAGAAGAAGGCCGAGGCGGAGGCGGCGCTGCTACGCATCCAGGCCGGGGCGAGTAAGGAGGCCGTTCTTGCCGAACTTGGATATACACAAGAGCAGATAACCGAGATGGCGGCGGACACGGAGGCGGGGACGGCGGAGATGGCTGATCAACTTCTCACGAACTTCGAGCGCGGACAATAGCACATGCCTCCGCCCAGTGAAGTTGAGAAAGCCGCCAACGCCCACAGGGCTGCGTTGTTGGCTGAGGAGCGCAAGGCTGCGACGGCTATGGTACGAGCCTATGGGGATGTGTGGGCACGCCAGAAAGCAGAGATCGACGCCCTCACCAAAGAGCTTGCCGACCTGAAGGATAAGGGACTGCTGGAAGCGCTCTTCACCCCGCGTCAGCCCGGAGGCGCTGCCATCCCGAAGCCGACCGGCACCTACAGCCCTAGCCTGGAGTTCAGGCTATCCCGTCTCGAATCCATGCAGCGTCAAGTAGAGGCTGAGCTAGCCCGCTTCGCCCAGTTTGCCGACACTACCATAACTGCCCAGCAACAGCAGGCCGTCGACGCCGCCCAGCAGCACGCCGAACAGCTCGCACGCGTGAGCCTGGGCGAGCCACCGCCGGGCGTCTCTATCCGCTGGGACCGCGTCCCCACCGGGGCACTCACGGATCTGGTAGGCTTCACCCAGGACGGCTCACCGCTCCGAAACCTGCTGGACACCCTGGGCCCGGACGTGAGCGCGGGGATGCGGGGGGCGCTGATAACCGGGCTGGGTACGGGGCAGAATCCGCGTGCGATCGCAGCGCTGGTGCGCAAGGAATATGGCGTGGGGCTGAATAGGGCGCTGACGATCTCAAGAACTGAAATTCTTAGGGCATATCGTGAGTCAACCTCCCGCAGTTTTGTGCAGAATCGCTCGGTACTTCGTGGTTGGATCCGCTGGTCAGCCTTGGGAACCAGGACCTGCGCCGTTTGTTATGCATTGCACGGCTCGCACCACAAAGTAACTGAGACGCTCCAAGATCACCCCAACGGAAGATGCCATCCTGCCGGGACTCTAGTATCGGGGCCCGCGCCCGTGGCAGCCAGTATCCGGTGGTACGAAGGCGATATGGTCACTATCAAGACTGCCAAAGGGTATGACCTGGCCGCTACTCCCAATCATCCAATATTGACAGACTGCGGGTGGAGTCCGATTGGTATCATTCAAGAGGGCAGCCGCGTTGTCTGCCATTTCGGCGGTTATGCCAATCTTGGAGATGTGAAGGTACAGAACGTTCCAACCAGCGTTGAGGATATTGTGCAGGCGTTCTCGTTCTCGGATAATGCGAGGATGCGAGAGGCGCCAGTTACCAGCGAGGATTTCCACGGCGACGCAGCCGACGGCCAAATCGCAGTTATATGGGCCGATGGCTCGCTGTTTAGTGCCCACGATGCCACGTTGGGCAAGTGCCTCTATAACAGATGCTTCCTCCGGCCCTTCCACGCTGAGCCGAGACTCACGCGTTTGTGCACGCCTGATGCATTCCTCGCGAGATCGACGGTTTCCCTTGCCGCCCGCTCCCCCTCTGGCCCCAAGAGCAGACTTGGCATCGGCGGGCATGCGGGCCATGCGAAGGGAAAGAGCTTCGCCCTTAGTTCGAAGGATACCTGCCCGTTTAGCGTACTTGAAAACGACACTCGGGCAGATGCAAAACTGGCGGCCAACCTCATAGGTGGATTGGCCGGAGAGGTAGAGTTCGACGATATTGTTCACGTCTCCGTCAGTAAGTTTGCTGGTCATGTTTACAGTCTCCAAACGCAAGATAGGTGGTATGCTGCCTACTCTATTATACCCCATGCTGACGGCATAATCAAGCGCGGTGGGATAGTGGCCCATAACTGTATCGCCATCGCCGATACCAAGTCCTGGGCAGAATTAGGCTTTACCGGCATCCCGGACCGGCGAGCGCCCATCGAGTCCGGCCCGGACGTGTTTGACAATCTGCCCGAAGAGCAACAGGCAAAGATCCTGGGGCCAGAAAAGTATCAGGCCTATTCCAAGGGGCAGATTCAACTTTCCGATCTGGTAGGCTACAGCCGCAGCAAGGCTTGGGGCACGGTGCCGAGGGTGGCATCATTGCCGGATGCACTGAAAGCGGCGGAGAGACGCAGATAGCCCCCTCTTGACAACTAGCTTTCCATAAGGCATACTAGGACATAAGGCCAGCGCTCCCAGTCGGGGGCCGGCCCGTAACCTACGATGCGCGGCCACACGAGCCGCCAGTTTCGTGCCATTTCGGCACAGGACTGGCGGCTTTTTGTTTGCAGAGAAATCGAGGAGGAGACGGCCAGATGCCAGAACCCACTCCGGGCCAGGAGCCCACAAAGCCGGAGGCAGATCCGAAGGCAACGCAACCCGTACCGGAAACCAAGCCCACGCCAGAGCCAGAAGAGAAGTTCGACCGGGCCTACGTCGAGAGCCTTCGCAAAGAGTCGGCAGACCACCGGAAGAAGCTGGCGGCTCTGGAAGCCAGAATCAAAACCGAGGATGATGCCAAGCTTAGCGAGATTGACAAGGCCAAGAAGGAGGCCGCTGATGTGGCTGCCCTGTTGACCGAGGCTCAATCGGCGCTCAGGAAAGCCAAGATCACCCGCTCCGTCGAGAAGACAGCCGCCAAGATGAATCTTGACGCGGACCTTGCCAGTGAGTTGGTCAAGGAATCCATGCTGAACATCGGCGAAGACGGCGAGCCCACGGACACCGAGGCAGTGCTCAAGGGCCTGCTGAAGAAATGGCCCTATCTGGCGAAACCCACGACTCCAGCGGCGGGAATCAACGCCGGCGACGGCAAGGGTACGGCGACGCCACCCAACGACCCCAAGGCCAGGGAACAGGAATTGCGAGCGAAGTACAAGTTCTAGACAGCCAACCAAAATCTAGGAGGTAACCCCCATGGCAGACGTAACCGTTGTACCTGCCAACGTCCGGCCCCTGACTGGGGCGCAAATCCAGCGCTTCACCGCTGGCGAAGCCATGACGCCCGGCCAGCCCGTCTACATCTCTGGCAACGACACCGTGAGCCTTACCGATGGCTCTGCGCTGCTGGGCGCGGCCTGCATCGGCGTGGTGGTGTCCTGCCCCAACGGGGCTCTGACCTGCACCACTGGCCAGGAGGTCGATGTCTGCGTATTCGGCCCTGTCACCGGCTACTCGACCAACATGGTGGCCGGCAGTCGGTTCTACGTGGACGATGACCCTGGCATAATCGCCGACGCGGTCGGCACCAAGGTCTGCCTCATCGGCATAGGCAAGAACGCCACCACGCTGTTTGTCACGCCCAACGTTGTGACGGTAGCGTAAGGGGAAGGGGAGGAAACTACGATGGCACTACTTGGACCGAATGACCTTAAGCAGTGGGGATTCCCCAGCTACTGGGACCCTACCGAACTAGAGAAGGCCCGACTAGCAGACGGGACCACCTTTGATCGGATCATGGCCGACCTGGGGCCGGCGCTAGTGGTAGCCAACAACCTCATCATGGCAGATCCTATCACCGCCAGTCTGATCAGCACATCGACCGAGATGATCATCGAGCAGGAAGTCGGGGGGACGGCTGGATTTCAGGCGCACACCGAGTACGGACAGCCTGACTCCAAGCGGGAGGCCACCACCGGGTGGATGATACCGCTTGACGCCTGGGACCGTGGCCTTGGCTGGACATGGGATTACCTGCGCAAGGCGCGCGCGAACCAGATCGACAACAACGTCAGCTCGGTTATCCGAGACCTCAAGAACCTCTGGGCGCAGAAAGTGCTAGCCCGGCTGTTCAAGAGCACCTATACCGCGGTGGGCTCCAGTGGCCGGTCTATGCCGATTGCCGATGGCGGCACGGCAGACTCCGCTTTTGTTCCTGTCCCTGTGCCGGACAGGGCTTCGGCCTTTGCTTATACCCATACGCATCTGGGCAATGGTGCGGGCATTACGCAGGCCATCCTGACCGCGGGCGTGAAGCACATCTGGGAGCATGGCTACGATGCGCCATATGACCTGCTCATCGCCCAAGCGGACATCGCTTCCTGGGTCAACACGACCAACGTGACCGGCTACGTGGCCCGGAAAGATCCGCTGATCAGCTATGGGCTGACAGCCGACGCCGCCAACGTGGATACGTCCTACATCGGCGTCGTCGAGACTGTCTATGGTTCGGTGAGAGTGCGAGCCTCGGCCCGAATCCCCACCAAATACTGGGCCGTGTACAAGTCGTACGGCCCGATGGACGGCAGGAACCCGCTGGTGGTGCGCACCGGGGAGTACGGCACACAGGCTGTGCTTCTCAAAGGCGAGGGCATTCGCCAATTCCCTCTTGAGAAGGCGATCATCTTCACCGAGTTCGGGATAGGCGTAGCCAACCGGCTAAGCGCCTTCGTCGCCTTCAACGACGCTGGAGCCTATACCGATCCCACAATCCTGTAATCGGAGGCTAACCCATGACCGACCCAGTAGCGCCCGAAGAACCTCGCAGCATAGAGCACGGAATATGGCTTGAACTCAAGGCCATTCGGGCGCTGCTGGAGGACAGGCTACCCACAAAAGAAAGCGAGGACCGCCATGCCACTACCAACCTTCCGCCGGGGCGTAAACATCCGCGGGCCGCTGCTAATCCATGACGAGGTTCTGGATGCCACAGCCGGCGAGCTGAACGCCCTTAGCCCTGCCGAGTTGCTCGGCAAAAACGTGTACTTTGTCGACACCGCGGTTACGGCCTCCGGTGTCGGTACGAGTTGGGCCACGGCTTTCAAAACCATGGCCGAGGCGGCAGCCGTTCTAGCCGCCGGGGACATGATCCTATTTCGGGGGTCAATCCTCAACGAGGCCGTCACGATTACCGGCCTGGCCGGAATCAGCATCATTGGCGCAGGCTCCGGGCCTAACCAGGCCCTGTGGACATCGACTGTCGCCGATAGCGCCTGCCTTACCCTGGCAGCGTGCCCGGATGCGCTCATCGAAAACATCCGATTCCGGCCCACGGCAGGTGCGGGGGCCACACTCACCGCTGCGGCCATATCTCTAACCGGAGCATCCTTCAACGTCGTGATTCGGTCCTGCCGCTTCCAGGGCAAAACTGGCAGCTATCACGGCATCCTGAGCGATGGGGCGCAGTCGAACGTTCGCGTCGAGGATTGCGCGTTCTTTTACATCAACACGGCCACCTACGGCACGGCCATCAAGATCAAGGCTCACGCGACCCTCGAATGTACCGGGTGGGCAATCCGGGGCAACGAGTTCCACGGCAACCTGAACCACATCGTCGGCACTATGCGAAGCTCCATAATCAGGGACAACGTGTTCTCCGAGGGCGGCATCAACCCTGCCGGCGCCTACGCGCTGACAGTGCTTGGCGTCGACCTTCACGGTTCGACTATCGGCGGAAATATCGTTACCGGCAACTTCATGGGCGGGCTCTACCATCAGGCCTGTTACTACGGGGCCACGAATGACCAGTGGGCCGGGAATAACTGTGTTGACAGAAGCCATGCCACGCAGGTAGACGCCACCACGGGCATTAGCAAGCTAGTGCCGGCGGCGTAACCTGACCGGGGGTGCGACATGACAATCGAAACCAGTCTTGCAACCAGCATCGGTCAGGTGCGCTTCCTGGTAGACGACACGGACACCACCACCTACGACCTGGAAGACGCGCAGATAACCTACATGCTGGCGCAGGTGGGGAACAACGTCAAGGCGGCCGCCGTCGCTGCCTGCCGATGGCTGGCCCGGCGGTACGCCAAGAAGGTGACGTTCGACGCTGACGGCCTCCGCATGGATTACAGCAAGCGCGCCGAAGTCTACGCGGCCAGGGCCAAAGAGCTGCAAGCAGAGCTGCAAGGCGGTATCACGTCGGTCGACCTTGACCGTGAGGACGCCTTCCACACCTGGAATCCCCAGACAGACGACGTTAGCGAGTACCGGGACCGGGGCATCATCTACGTGCGAGTTTAGGAGGTGTGACGTGGGGGGTAAGCCACGCCGGGACACGCCGGCTGACCATCGCTTGAAGGAAAACAAGGGCAAGCCACCTAAGCCTCCGGTGAAGAAGTGAGTCCGCTCGTAGCCGCCTCCGACCTCCGGGACATGCGGGCGGCGCAGGCCGCGGCCATGCCCGACGCCTGCACCATCTCGCGATTTAGCCAGGTGACAGACGGCCAGGGCGGGTGGACCGACACCTACGCCACGGCCAGCACGACGGTGTGCAGAGTGGCGGCCGGCGGGCTGTCGCCGCAAGAAGCGGCAATGGCCAACAAGCTCACCAGCAAGACGGTGTGGGTGGTGAGTCTGCCGGCATTGACCTCAGTGTTGTTGGCGGATCGCATCATCGTTGGTGCCAGAACTTTCGAGGTTTTGGGCCTCCTGGCACCGCATACCTGGGAATCCGCCCGCAGGGCGATCGCGGAGGAAATCCTGTAATGGGTTCAGGTAACGTGCTTCCATGTCTGACGATGCACGATGCTACAGACGGAGGTCTTGGTTAGATGGTACTTGGCCGCAAGTTCTTTCAGGAACACGGTGCCAGTTCCATACTGAGCGCGAATATCCCTGACTATCTCAGGCGTGCACTTCGCAAGATGTTGGCGTTCCCCTCTTGCATGGGCCTCCGGTTTGGTTTGTTCAAAGTTCCGTTTCTTGGTGTGCATATCATGCACGTTGTCGTCAGGGGAGCCAAGAAACAGATGATCGGGGCGGACGCAGCTAGGGTTATCGCACTTGTGGCAAACATACATGCCTTCCGGGATAGAACCACACGTCAATTCATAGGCAATCCGATGCGCCGGACTGCGCCTATATTGGCCATTAGAATCCTTGCCCCGATAGATAGAGCCGTATCCTGGTTTCGACTTCGCCCCTTGCCAGATCCAGCATCCATCCGCATTGCTGCGGTCCACCTTCCGCCAGAATCGCTCGGCCAGAGGAAGCCGCTCATGCCTATCTGCATCGGCGCAAGCGCGGCAGCAATACCTTGCGTACACATTGCGAATCCTATGGTATCTTGCCTTAAAGGTCTTGCCGCACTGAGCGCAAGGGCGGGGAATGGGGGGATGATATGTGGTAGAATGTTCTTGCACGGTGAATCTCCTTTCGCTGTGCCACGCCCCAGGATGTTATCAGCATCGCTGGGGCATTTACTTGCCCTAAGTATACCACAATCGAGGAATTGGGGGCAAGGCCAATGAGTATCTCGATCAAATTAGAGTACAACCACCTGCCAAGATTATCCGCGGCCATGCGCCGTAAGGCGTCAGAGGTGGTCCGTAAGGTTACTTTCGAGATCCGCGACGGCGCAGCCGTGCGCAGCCGGGTGGACACGGGCAACATGAAGGGCGGCTGGAAGGCAGAAATGGAATCGGACTTGTCTGGCCTAGTATCCAATGCCGTAAGTTATGTAGCGTATCACGAATTTGGGACACGGAATATCCCGGCGCAGCCGATGGCAACCCCCGCGGCCGAGGCGGCCCGGCCCGGCTTTGAGGCGGCGATGAAGCAGATAGCGGACGCGGCATGAGCGAGCTAGCCGCAGGGGCAAAGTGGATCTATGGGGTGTTGACCACGGACGCCACACTCCAGGGCTACATCGGCGCCACGGCCCGCGTCTATGACACCCTGGCGCCCGAGAATGCCACGATGCCGTTCGTGACGTTCCAATACCAGGGCGGCTACGACGTCAGGACCAACGGGCCAGCCCGCATCTGGGCTAGCACGGTCTGGCTGGTCAAAGCCATCGGCACAGGCAGCACCTTTGCCACGCTGCAGACGATAGCCGGCAGGGTAGACGCCCTGCTGACCGGCAAGTATGGCAGCAACACAGCGGGCCAGGTGTGGTGTGTGCGGGAACAGCCCTTCCAGCTTTTGGAAGTAGACGCCGGGGTACAGTACCGGCATGTAGGGGGCCTTTACCGGCTCTGGATTAGGGAGGCATAGGACAATGGCAGAACGAGCGAGCACATTCCAGACCGTACAGATCGCCAAGGAAGCCGGGGGCTGGGGCGTAAATACGGCGGCGGTCAAGAAGATTCAATCCGTGGAGATTACCCCGGCTATCAAGTCGGCAGTCCAGGTTTTCACGCCCCGCGGCATGAAGGTGGCGACCATAGCGGCACTGGGCAAGGAGTGGGTAGAAGCGAAGGTCTCAGGCTTCGCCGCCTACAATGACCTCTTCTACCTCTTGTCAGCCATCATGACGCCTGGCACTCCTACGCAGGGCGGGGCCACCGCTGCCTACGCCACTACCTACTCGATCAACCCGGTAGCGCCGGACGCCGCCCTGAGCTATTCGGTGGAGGTGGGCGACCCGAGCACCTGGAGCTCGGGCATCATTGCCTCCGAATTCAGCGGTGCCATGCTGACCGACCTAACCCTGGACTTTACCAGGGAGGCCGTCAAGGTCGACGGCACCCTACTGGGCAAAGGGTTTGCCGACCTCGGGGCCACCATGACGACGGTCACCAGGGTAGTGCCCGTCCAGCCAGTATTGCCGACCGAGGTAACGATCTCCTGGGCCACAACTCAGGCGGGGCTGCCGGGGACATCTCTCCTGAGGGTCCTGGGGGCCAATTTCAAAATAGCCAACAAGGTCGGCCCGCTCTGGGTTGTGAACGCTGCCACGACTGGTTGCGTGGCCACAATCGAGCAGAAGCCCGAAATGACGCTCACGTTACTGCTGGAGGCCGATACCCTGGGTATGGGGCCACTGGCCTACCTGCGTAATGGCGCGAGCATGTTCGTTCGCATCGAGGCTTTGGGGCCGATAATCGCCACCACGTACCATTACACCCTGACGCTGGACGGGGCCTACAAGGTCACGAACGTCAGCGAGTTCAAGGACCAGGACGGGGTCTACGCTCTGGAGTACACCCTGTCGGCCACCTATGACCCGATGTGGCTTAATTGTGTCCAGGCAGGCATAACCTGCGTCGAGACAGCGTTCTAGGAGGCTTTATGCCGCTGCAACTGAGCGACCTCAAGACCAAGACCCGCAAAATAGCCGTTGAATTTGACGGCGATACCGTCAATATCGAGTACTGGACCCAGAAGTTCAATCCCAGTTACCAGGACTCGATAAAGTCGGGGAAGAAGACGAAGGGGCTGTCAGAGTCGGATTCGTGGGCCAGCTTACTCGAAATAGTCAAAAGCTGGGACCTCGTAGACGGGGACAAGCCCTTCCCCCTCAACAAGGAATCGTTAGCTATCGTGGGCAACCGGTTGCTGATGGCCATTTGGGTTGCTATCCAGGCTGATGCTCTCCCAAACGCGATGAGCGGCGGGAACTCCGCCGCTGGCTCGTTTCAGAAGGGCAGCTAGGAGCGTGCCCTTCTTGGTATCAGCTTCTTCGTGCTGCGCGCTGGATGGGGGTTCCGCCCTGGGACCTGGCAGAGCGTCCGATAGCGTGGCAGGAGTGGGCCCTCATGGCTGAGTCATGCGAGAACGAAGTGCAGGCTGAGCTGGCGAAGCGGGCGCAAAGGCGGTGAGATGGCAGTAGACATAGCACAACTTCGAGTACACGTGGGCGCTGATGTCAAGGACGCCCAGTCCGGACTCGACAGCATCAGCAGCACCATCGGCAAGTTTGGGGGCATTGCGGCCGTTGGCATGGCGGCCGGGGGCGCTGCTATCGGCGGGTTCGTGGCGATGGCCGTCAAAGGTGCCGCAGAAGTTGAAACTTCGATTGCAAATATCAGCACGATAAAACCTGACATCGACACCTCGGCCATGGCCGCCAGCCTCAACCAGATGAGCACCAAGATCCCGCAGAGCGCGGGCCAGCTGGGCGATGCCCTCTACAACGTGTTTTCCTCTGTCGACGTATCCTCTGCCGAAGGCCTGGCCCTGGTGGAGAAATTTAGCAAGGGGGCGGTTGGCGCCTCGACCGACGCCCAGACCTTCGGCACTGCGGCCATGGGCGTCATGAACGCCTACAAACTCTCGGTCGGCGACGCTGACCACATCAGCGACGTGTTCTTCAACACGGTCAAGAGCGGTGTGGTTACTGGTGCTGAACTGGCAGCCAATCTGGGCGTAGTCACTCAGAGCGCCAAGGCCGCCGGGGTAGACCTGGATACTATGGGCGCCATGATTGCCGGAGTCACGAAAGAAGGCGGGCCAGCTGCCCAAAACATGAATAACCTGGCCAATATGTTCCAAAAGATCGTGACCAAGGAAAGCGTCGCGGGCATCAAGTCCCTGGGCATTGCCACCCAGGACGCCGGCGGCGACATTCGCCCGGTGCTGGACGTGATGGCCGAGATGAAAGACAAGCTTGGCGGCATGACTGAGGCGGCCAGGGCTTCGGCGCTGCAAGCCATCTTCCCGGACGCGCAGGCGCGCATGGGCGCACAAACTATCATGTCGCAGCTCGACAACGTCAACACCTACCTGAAAGACAACCAGACTGTCGTAGGCGCCACCGAGGCCGCCTACAAGAAGATGAGTTCCACGTTCCAGAGCCAGAGTAAACTACTGGGCAACACGTTCCAGTCCATCCTGGCCACAGTGGGAGGCAAGCTGCTTCCGGCTATCACGCCGCTGGTGACGGCGTTTGCGCAAAGCCTGCCCGGTGCATTCCAGGCGTTCGAGACGGCCACCAAGCCGTTGTTTGACACCATCGGTAACCTGGTGACCTACTTTGGCAAGGATAACAAGTTCGACCTCATGGGCTCCTTGTTCGGCCCTGACCTGGGACCCAAGATTGACGAAGTAGTCCGGAAGATTGGCAGCATCGGAAGCGCCATCGTAGGTCTGGTAACAGGTAGTACAGGACTTGGCACCCTGGGGATAATCCTGGGCGACGCTCTGGGCTCCATGGGCGAGCTGGGCGGGACCATCCTGGGGAAGGTTGGCGAGGCTATCGGGGGGATAAACTGGACCGCCCTCAAGGATAAGGTCGGCGACTTTGCCGGCAGCGTGGGCCGGGCGCTGGGCGGCGCTCTTGGCACCCTGGGAGAATTCGGCGGCATGTTGTTGGGTAAAGCCGGCGAGGCTATCGCCGCTATCAAATGGGATGGGGTCTGGGCCTTCGCCGGCGACATAGGTGGGCAGATTGGTAATGCGCTGGGGAATGCGTTGGGCAAGGTTGGCACCCTGGCAGCCAAGTTGGGCGCCTGGCTGGGCAATGCGGTTGGGGCAATCCAATGGGATCAGGTGTGGTGGTATGTTCAGGGGTTGGGGACGGCCTTTTCGGCGACGGTTGGACCCATTACCAAGGATCTGGAAACCTGGCTGAACAAGTCGTTTGCCGCGATAGACTGGAATGCCACTCTGGCTGGAGTCAAGGGCGCAGATCAAGGGGTAGCCGACTGGATCAAGACTTGGGATACGGATTCATCGGCAGACGCGGTCGCTAAGTTCCTGGGTAGTTCCATTACCAAGGGCACCGGGAGTCTAACCAGCTCGCAGATCGGAAGCCTGCTGTTTGATTTCAGCGGTGGGATAGGTCTGTCTATTGCGAATGCCATTTTTACTGATGCCGCCCTAAATGCGGCAGTTGGCAAAGCGCGTGACTGGTTCGCTCGGCTAATACAATCCATTGGTCAAATGTCACTCGGGATCTCGCTCCCCAGCTTTGGCGGGGCGGGCGTAGTCCCTTCAGGCACCCCAGGCACAACCTACTATCCCCCGACCTCTGCACCTCCAGGCTGGACCCCTCCGGAGTCGCTGGTATCCGGAGCGGTTTCCAGGATGGTATCGAGTGGCGCCAATAGCGGCTATGGCGCCTCCCCGGTCATGGCATCCCGGTCCAGCGGCCTCCAGCCGGTCCACCTGCATATCGCCCTGCCCGGCGGCGATCAGGTAGAAGAGCTGTTCGGCGATCCCAGGACGGTGCAGCGAATCATCCGCCATCTGGATAGGGGCAGAGCCTACCAGGGAGCCCGCTCCTGATGCAGACCGTTTCCGGCAGCCTGGCCACATCCTGCCTGAGCAAGACGCGCTATCCCCGGTTCAAAGTCGAGATCGCCTGGGACCTGGCCAACCCCACTTCCTACACCGACGAGAGCGCTAACGTTGTTGGACTCTCGGGGCGCAGCGAGGCAGCGGCCAACAACGCTGGCCCCTCGGCCATTGGCCCCTCGGTGAGCGATACCGTAACTATCGAGCTGCACAACGTGGCCGGACGCTACTCCATGAGCCGGACGGACGGCGCCCTGTATGCCTACATCGGCACCACTGGCGGCAAGGGCTGCCCGGTCAAGGTGTCCGTTGGCATGGCCACAAACCCTGGGCCATCGGAGACCGTGGAGTACGTCCAGGTTTTTATGGGGCATTTGCTGGAACCCAAAGAAAGCCGGGTAGGGGAAGTCTGGCCGGACCGAGTGACGTATCAGGCGCTCGATTTGGCGGGCAGAGCAGCGGGAAAGAAGGTATCGACGCCGCTGTACAGCAACAATCGAGCCGACGAGTACATTACCAACCTGGCGGCTCTACTGTCCCCCGCGCCAACCGCCATCATTTGCGACATGGGCATCGACAGTTACCCCTGGCTATGGGCCGATGGTGAGACCATCTGGGCCGACATGTGCCGGGTAGCAGAGGCGGAAGGCGGGTGGGTATGGTTCGACGGCCTGGGCAATCTGCGCTACCACAACTACCTGCATCTGCTCCAGATCGCCTCAGCTCAGGCCACGTTTACCCGCCTGGAGTTCGAGGATCTGGTGCCAGAAACCGACTGGCAGAACGTCTGGCCTCACGTCCTGGTCAGCTACCGCACCCGCTACGCGGCCGGCCTTCAAGAGGTTTGGGCAGCCAGTGAAGTGATAGCGGTCCCACCCGGCATCACCAAGACGCTCTGGGCCAAAATGACTAACCCGGTCCTGGCGGGCAGTCTGGCCGCGCCGATCGCTTTCACCACTGGCGCAGCAGACGGCAGCTACGATTTCAAGGCGCGCACCGGCAGTTATGTGGACAAGACGGCCAGTATTTCTGTCACTGTGGGCACCACCTACGGGCAGCGAGCTCTACTCAGCATCGCCAACGCTCACGCTACCCTCACGCTGTACGTCGACTATCTGCGCCTGCGGGGCTGCCCAATCCTGTCGGTCCAGGAGGACAGCGCCGAGGCTCCGGGGCCCGCGGCGGTAGCGGCCCTGGACGATGACCGGACACTAGAGGTTAACAACCTGTTTGTGCAGAGACAACTAGCGGCGGAGAGCATCGCCTGGCAGCTCCTGGCGCGCTACCAACTCCCCCGGAGAGTGGTGACCCTACAGAACGTGTGGGGGCTTCCGTACCAGGAAGTAGGCGACCTGGTGCATATCGACGATACGGGCACCACGCCGGCCAGTGGCATACATGGCGACTTTGTGGTGACCGCTTTCGACTGGCGTTGTGACCGCAATTGGTATGAGCAGGAGATCACGGCCATCGACGCCGCTTCCCTGGTGCCCTACTCTGACTATTTCTGGGTGGGGACAGACGACGCCCATTGTACGGCTCTTGGCACGGTTGGGAGGGCCTTCTTTTAATGGCAGACTTCGAGACCATCCTGCCTTTTGCGAACGTCAACAACCAGGTTATGACGGCGCGCTGGCTCAACCGGGTGATCAACAACCTGAGTTGGTGCTACCAGGCGGCCATCTATGGGGCCAGTCCGTTCCGCATCGTGAAGCACGTGGCCAACGCCAGTGCTACCACCTGGGAAACGGCGTGGTATGGCCGCTACTACCACCAGCACCCGACGCTGCACCTGGTGTACGACCTACTGGCCGGGAAGACGGACACGGAGGACAATGCCGGCGTGCTGAATCCTCACTACTCCGGCAACTGCGATAACGACTGGGGTACACAGCAGGCGAGCTTTCAGTACGACGGCATCAACTACGATCTTCAGATGCAGCTCAGCATTAAGAAGGGGGCGACTTGGTACGTGTACTACTCCGGTGGCTGGCACGCCATGCCCGACGCTACACCCACGGACCACATCGCCAAGTCGACGCCAATACCGACCGCCGCCACCAACAAGTACGGGCAAGGCATCGACGCTGACATCTCCGGCCTGGGCCTGACAGTGGGCGACGTGTATGACGTGCGGGTCCAATGCCGCAACTGCGCCGTGACCGTGCACCGCATCTACGCTGACGGCGTGATAGGCCAAACGTATAGCCTGCCGGCTTCAGTGGCTGATGGTGTGAAGTTGCACTACGACCAGTGGAATCTGTACCCGTCCAGCCTGGACTATCTCAAGCGGGAGGTGGACGCACCGCGGGGGCCCACCTGGGGCGTGGTCAACCGGATGGGCAACCGGGGCGACAGCCGCAGCCGGCGAGTCTGGCGATCTTGGGTCAAGCACATGGGCAACACGCTCAAGTGGCGCATCAAGAGCAGCCGGACGGATGCCGGCTATTACGTGTCGGTCAAATACGACGGCTCCACGCTAGATCATTTTACCTACGGCTCCGGCGGCGTGACTGAGAATACCTGGGAAACCAGCCACGATCTAACCGGCCTCGGCCTCACCATCGGCAACTGGTACGAGGTGCAGGTTATTGGTGTCTGGGGCAACGACGAGGCGGGTACTAGTGGCAGTGGCTCGGGTGAAGTGCTGATGACCCTGGATTACCTGTTCGAGGTGGACGGCCTGCCAACGGTAAGCCTAGACACACCGCAAGCGGTCCACGGCGACTATGTGCGGGGCAGCACGCTACTGGCGGGCCATTTTGCCGCGGCTTACATGCAATCCGACTTCGGCGTTGTGAAGACGGCGGCGGATCGCGTGATCCAGATGGTATGCCCGGACGTGTCTACAGACGCTACCTGGCCAGGGGCGCTATACCATGCCAACGACCTGAGCCTGATTCGCCAGCGAACGATGCTGATGTGGGCGGGCACCGGGCTCTCGATCTATTGGGGCGACGGCGACGCACCGTCCGAGCAGTCTCTCGGCGCTGGCACCACCGGCATACTTGATCTGCGAGCGCTCACCGGCCTGGGCGTCGGCGTGCGCTACTGGCTCAACCCGAGAGCGGCGGTGGTGTACGGGCTGGAGGTGTAGCTGTGCCTAAAGAGACCAAACTCCGGCAGATAGACGCAGTCCAGGGCAGCGGGGGTGGCGCCGGCGGCGGTATTGTCGTCTTGGGTGGCGGCGGGGCTGGTGACAACGCCGACATGGTCGACGGCTTCCATGCCTGGGCCACTCCGGTAGCTAATGCACTGTTGGCGCTCAGTGGCGCTGCTGATATCCCCGCCTCCGTGGTAGCGCCCCACGCCGCCCTGCCCAACGCCCACCACAACCAGAGTCACGTCCTGGCGACGGCCTCAGCCCTGGGCGCAGACCATACCATGAGCGGAGCCACGGCGGGGCATGTCCTGCGGGCCAGCGACGCCACCCATGCGCTGTTCGCCCAATTGCAGCACACCGACCTGGGTGGGGTAAGCGCCAACCAGCACCACGACGCAGTGACGGCGGGCAACACGGGCATCGGGGTATCGACGCAGGCGGTGAGCGTGGTGCTGAACGCTACCGCTTCTGGGCTGTCGATAAGCAGCGGCCTGATGTTGGACGACGGCGTAGCGGGGGGCGGGCTGACCATAACCAGCAAGGTGCTGGCGGTGGGGGCAGGCAGCGGTATCACCGTCAATGCCAATGATGTGGCCCTCACCACACCGGGCACGTTGACGGTATCCACAACCGACAGCGCCTCGGGCAACCACACCCACGCCATAACCAGCAGCAGCAATCCGGGCGCAGCGGCCAGCATCCTGGCATCCACTGCCGCGGGCTATCTGCAGCTCGTGGGCTTGGGCATCGGCACGGCGGCTACGGGGCAAGAGGTCCGGATCGACGGCGACCTGTACTTCGTGGGGGCGCAGACTATCCACACGACAGCCGATGGACTGACGCTGGCTCCAGCGGCAGACCTGGACCTGACGCCCGGCGGCACGGCCAGAGTTCGGACTACCAGCGGGGTGCGCATCCAGTCCGACAACTACGCTTCGCAGACTACCGGATGGGGCATTTCGTATGCCGGCTCTGGCGACTTCCGCTACCTCTACGCCGACGAGTTGCACGCCAAGGCTTTCATTGCCGACCTGGAGCAGGCGCTCGCCGGCGGGCAGATCATCAGCAAGTCGGTGGCTCCGCTGGCGGCTGACTTCACGGTGCCTCTATCGGACGAAGTTTTGCCGCTGGTGGTCGAGAGCTTTAAGGGCTTCGACACGTTCCGGGTGTTTGTCGAGGGCGACATGGTGCGGCTTCGGCAGTTCGACCGGACGGGCACCAGCCTGAGCATTACCAACTGCTGGGGCCGGGTGTACTGGGTGTCCACCGATACCACAGCCAAGACGCAGACGTACAACTTCTGGCGGTCCGCTGTACCCAACGGAGGCGGGGCCGCCACCGGCTCGACTATCGGCAAAGGCACTTTGGCGCTGGACTATGGCACCAGCGGCAACGGCTTTCTGGAGAGCACGGCCATCGACGGCGCTATGGCTGAGTATGCGCCGTACCATCAGATCGTTACCTGGACCGGGCATCCGGTTTCGGGAGAAGTGGTGCGGACTCGGCTGGGCAACCTCA